GCCTGGAAGGTGGTGGCGTTGGCCACGCGGCTCAGCTCCGACGTGCCCTTGAGCATCTTGTCGGTCCCGTTGGTTACGCTGTTCAGGCTGGCCTCTAAGTTGTTCAGGCTTGTTTTCGCCACGTTGAGCTTTGTGGACCACACCTGGGCCTGCGCGGAGTTCGCGCCATAGGCGGCGATGGCTTCCTTCAGGCCGCGCTCCGCCGCGTCAACGGCCTTTTTCTGGGCCTCGATCTGTTTGGTGAGGGCCGCTGTTTTCTGTTGGAGATAGGCCTGGGCGTCGCCGGTCTTCCGGAACTCGCTCTCCGCCAGCTTTGTCTCGCTGCCGAGCGCCCGGACGCTGTTCGAGGCGGCCTGCAGGTCAGCCTTAAATTTTCCGAGGCCCTCCACGCCCAATCTCATGCTGGTATCATCAGTCGGCACAATCTCACCCCTTATTTGATTCCGGCGTCCTTCGCGTCGGCCTTCTTCTTTCGCTTGATGCCGTGCTGCACGTCATCATAGATCCGGCGCGTAACGTAATAATCGCACAGTTCGCCCGGGGTCAGCCCGCGCGTGTCCGCATAGCTGACCCCAGCGATCAGTCCATAGGCCGTGACCGTGCGCGGCGTCAATCGGCCTGACTGTCTTTTTTTTCGATTTCCTGCAGGGCGATGTCCACCGCGCCAGAATGGCTTTTGTCTTCGGACTCGGATTCCATCTTGAATCCTTCATCCGTCGCTTCGGTGATCAGCTTGTCGAGCTGCCGGAACTGTTTCGGAGAGCAGTTTTCTTTCAGCCATTCGGCGGTCATCAGGTCGCCCTTCCCCTTCCGCGCACCTTCCCGGGACATGATCTCCGCAATGGTGTAGATGGTGGTGATCCTCACTTTCGGCTTCTGCAGCGGCTCAAGCACGCCCTCCGGGAAGCAGATCTTCAGCTTATCCTCGATCTCTTCCCACGACGTCATATCAAACACCAGCGCTGCGGTCTTGTCCTTGATGGCGATCGTGATCATCGTGTGCTCCTTTTAAGCAGAAATACACCCGCCGAGAAATCCCGGCGGGTGGTGGAGTTGATTACTGGATGTTGGCCAGGGACTTCAGCCAGGTCAGGGCAGCGGCTTCCGTGGAATACTCCCGGAAGTCGCGCACCTGCGCTTCGCCGGAGGCGTCCAGGTTGACAGGGAAGGCCTTCCCGTTGACGGTCGGGGCCTGCCAGTTGATCGTGTCTTCCTTTGTGCTCGCGTTCTCATTGCTGGGCCGCATCGTCACCTTGTGGACCCAGATCGCCCGGTAGATCGGCACGTTATTGATGAGCAGGTTCTGAATGAACCCGACACCGCAGGGCGCGCCGCTCTCAGTCTTCATCGTGTACAGGGCGTTGGTGGCGTTTGCGCCGCTCTCAGCGGCGGTCTTGACCTTTTCCAGGCCCATGATCACAGCGATCTCACCGTCGAGCTCGGTGGTCTCGATCTCCACGTCGGCGTCGATCAGGTGGTTGTAATACTCCGCCGTCATGTTGTCGCCGGCGAATTTGGACTCATCCCAGTTGTAGGTGATGGCCACGCGCCGCAGGTGCTCCACCCGCGCGCCCGTTCCATAGGTGATGGTGTTGCCGGCCTCCGCGGTGATCGGGGCCACGACCAGACATGTTGCTCCAAAGCCTGCCATGTGTTTAACCTCCTTTAAGGTGTCTGTCGAGGGTCTGTGCCATGACGTTCTCTGCCAGTGGCTTGACCATCTCATAGGTGTTGTCAATCCAGTGATCTCCCCGGATCGACGATGTGCCGTAGTTCAGATATGCCGCAATCGCGCCATATCGTTCGCCGCTGTCGTTGGTGCCCTTGAAGGTGACAATGACCTCGCCGCCGTCGCTTGTGAGCTCCGGCGCACTTTTGCGCTGGATGCTCTCTTTCAGGCCGCCGGTGGCGCGCCCGCTCACGCCGGGTGCGTCGTGACCGTACTCCACCACACCCCGCTGCAGTCCGTCGATCAGGAAGTCGCTGCCTTCAATCAGCATGTCCATCACCGCGGCTGGGGCTTTGTTGCCCAGCCTGGCCAGCTTGGCTGCCAGCCCGTCAATGGCTTCCGCTGCGTCAAGGTACAGTTTCACGCTATCTCCCCCTGCACGAAAAAACGTGATGCACATATTCCGTCCCCGGGTCCGGCATCACGATGTGCTCAACGGCGACACGCGGCTCCGCCTTTAGCGTCTTCCAGATAGCTTCCACCATCGGATCCGTGTCGAGCTTTGTGAACCGGTCCACCTGGAAGCGCCAACCGTCTTCGGCGGTGTCGTTGTCTCCCCAGAGTGGGTCCCGGCCAAACTCGTGCCAGGTGGTGTAGGCGGTCCCCTTCTCTGTGCTCTCGTAGTGGGATGCGCGCGGGTCAGCCTGCAGCACGAGCTGCCGGATGTCTTCGATTGTCACGGGCTCACCTCCACCAGAGAGAGGTCGCTGATCAGCGCAGGCGTGTCATCATCGGTTCCGTGAAAGGCCCGGGCGATTTTGTAAACCGTCACGCCGTCATCCGGCATGGTGTCCACGTCCGCCAGCACCACGCGATCTTCCTTGCGGATTGTCCGCATCTGGTGTATCCGGATGCGTTGGTCCTGTTGGGTTTCCTCACGCTTTTCGGTGGGCCATGCCGGCGTGGTGGAAAAGGCCAGCTCCTTGTACCAGGACCGGCCGATCTTCGTCCATGCCTTCGTTGGCTTGTATCCGGCCGGGGCGATGTTCGTCTCCCGGAAGACGGTGCAGATGCCCGTGTCGAGGATCATTCCACCGCCCCCTTGTTGATGGCGTGCTGCTGGAGCCACCGCTCCCTCCTGCGGAGCTTGAGCCAATCAGGCATCCCCGCGTTTTGGTCGCGGTTGGCGTAATCCCAGCAGACCGTATCAACCACCAGCATCAGGTCGGCCACGCTGTCATTCAGGGTGATCCCCGCCCGCGTCAGGTCGGTGACGGCGGCGTCAATCCGCTCCGTGAGGTAGGTGTCCAGGAGATCGTCGAGGCGGTTGAGCCTGGCCTTGACCATGC